TTTGGCCACTATGACTTCCTTGGCGATGAACCGCTATAACGTCCTGCCAGCGTGGTACTACCGCTACGCGAGGTGCAAGCCGCTGACCTGCCTAACCTGTCTTGCGTTTTGGTGGGGCGTAGTCCTGACGATCACAGCCTCCAGCCTACCTTGGCTGCTTGCCATACCTGTCGGCCAATCCGCTGCCGGGTTGACGGTGCTGACCATTAAACTTTCGGAGAAATGACACTTGACGAAGCAATGCAGGTGCTTTCGGTGAAGCACAAGCTCGACGGCTACTATGCCTCGCAGACGATGTCGCTATCACCGGGCGAGGTGTCGATGCTGGAGAACGTCGCCAACGCCAACGGCTACGGACGGACGAACTGGTGGTGTGGATCATGCGCCGTTTCTCGATTACAGGAGATGATGGCAGACGCAATGGACGCACGCGCACGATTTGCGACTGAATGATATTTATCAATATGCCACTACCTACACCACGCGAATCAGAAAGCAAGACCGACTTCATCCAGCGATGCATGGGTGACGACAAAACTGCCAGCGAGTTCCCGAGCCAGCAGCAGCGCTACCTCGTCTGTGCGAGGCAGTGGGAGGCAGACCGCAGCGCCTTTGCTGACACCTACGCGGACTACGGCGAGGGAGTGCGCAACAACGCCAAGCGCGGCATTGAGCTGAACGAGCGCAACGGCAACAAGTGCGCGACGCAGACCGGCAAGGTCAGAGCGCAGCAACTTGCCAAAGGCGAAGGCATCAGCGTTGAAACGATAAAGCGGATGCACAGCTATTTATCGCGCGCAGAAACATACTACGACAACGCAGACAGCACAAGCGATTGTGGTTACATCAGCTACCTGCTTTGGGGCGGCAAGGCTGCACTCGGCTGGAGCAGGAACAAGCTGCGAGAATTAGGCGAACTAAACGAAGATTGATATGCAGACACAACCCGACATCACAATCGAACAGGAAGCGCGCGCATTGGATTGGCAGGATCGCGGACACCTGTTGACAAACCTGTCAAACGTCTTGGACTCGCTGGAGGAAAGCACAGCACCCAACGCGATGCACGCGAAGGTTGCGGTGATTGAGAAGATCATTGACATTGTCACAAACATGGAGGCATGAAGCTGACACCGATAAAAGACATAAAGCCGAACCCAAACAATCCGCGAGTAATCAAGGACGAGAAGTTTGCCAAGCTGGTGCAGTCGCTTAAAGAACTACCCGAAATGGCAACTGTGCGGCCTATCGTAGTGAATAGCGATATGATCGTACTGGGTGGCAATATGCGACTGAAAGCAATGCGCGAAGCAGGATGGAAGGACGTGCCGATTGAAGTGGTGGACTGGGATGAGGATAAGCAACGGCAGTTCATCATTAAGGACAACGTAAGCGGAGGCGAGTGGGATTGGGAGATGCTGGCGAATCAGTGGGATGCGGAGGAGTTGAGCGACTGGGGTCTTGACCTACTGGGGTTCGACCTAAACGCAAATGAACTTGGGGAGGACTTTACTTTGCCCGATGGCGATAAGGCTCCGTTTCAGCAAATGACCTTCACGCTTGCAGATGAACAGGCAGAGCAAATCAAAAACGCAATAGCCGACATCAAGCAAACCGAGGAGTATAAGTATGCCGAAACAATGGGCAACGAAAATAGCAACGGAAACGCTTTGTATTTAATCGTTATGCAATGGGCCGAGCAAAGGAAATAATCGTTAAGGTCATACCTGCGAAGATTGCTAATGAGTTTGTAAAGAAGCATCATTATAGCGGGAAGGTGGTAAATAATAGCAGCCTGCATTTTGGGGCGTTTTTGGATGGCAAATTACATGGCGTGATGAGTTATGGTAGCCCATTTGATAAAAGCCGTGTTTTAGGCATGGTTCAGCCGTGTTTGTGGAATGAAATGCTGGAACTTAACAGAATGGCTTTTGATGACTACCTACCAAAAAATAGCGAAAGCCGCTGCCTTGCAATTAGTATAAAACTAATAAAACAAAATGCACCACACATAAAATGGCTGCTTTCTTTTAGCGATGGAACCCAAAGCGGGGATGGCGCAATTTACAGAGCAAGCGGGTTCTATTTAACATCAGTAAAGCAAAACAGTAGTATAATAGAATTACCAAGCGGCAAAAGGGTTGCAAGCATGACCTTTACAAAAGGTAAGCACATATTAAGCCAAAATGGAAGGGCGGGTGTTCCCGATGGAAGCAAGAAAGTTGAAGGCTTTCAACTCCGCTACATCTACCTAATTGACAAAACTTGCAAAATAACCGTACCTATCTTGCCATTCAGCAAAATAGACGAGATGGGTGCTGGAATGTATAAGGGGCAGCGAGTATCTTTGCAAGAAAGAAAACAGGCGCAGGAAGTTCATCAGGTTGAACAGTTGGCATCCAGCCAAAAGGAAGGCGGTTCGAATCCGACCCCTGCGCTCAAAACATCGTGACTACATCGTGGCAACACAAGTACCAGCAAGGAACGGTGGAACGCTAACGCGACCTGACAAAGGAGAAACAATGAATCCCAACGGAAGGCCGCGTAAGTACGTTAGCCTGCTGATTGAATACGGCTACAAGCGTTCCGAAATCAACGACACCATCCAGAATATGATGGCGATGACCGTTGACGAATTAAAGCAGGTGTGGGATAATCCAAAGGCCACAATCTTGGAGAAGACCATCGCATCAGCAATGCGCAAGAGCATCGAGAAGGGAACGCTTTACAGCCTTGAAACCTTGCTATCGCGGGTGTACGGACTGCCCAAGCAAGAAATCACCGCAGACGTCAAAATCGAGCAGCCTCTATTCAATGACTGACAAAGTAACCGAGGCCGTTGTTGCCCAACTTCGCACAAGAGCAATCACCGAGGCCGTTGTTGCCCAACTTAGGACAAGAGCAGAAAAGGGCAAGGAGAAGTACGGCACAACGATGGAGCGCGATGACCTGACGCTGATGCAGTGGCTGCAGCACTTGCAGGAGGAGTTGATGGATGCGGCCGTATATGTTGAGAAGCTGAAGGGGGAGATAGACAAGGGTGGATGAGTTTCCAGCACACCACCGCAATAAAGCGCATAAGGCGGATGACGGCACGCAAGAAAGTCATCCAAGGCGGCACAAGCGCAGGCAAGACATACGCAATACTGGCAGTCCTGATCCACATAGCAGCCAAGGCCAAGACCGAGATCAGCGTCGTGTCCGAATCAATCCCACACCTGCGACGTGGCGCGATGAAGGACTTCGGCAAGGTCATGCAGTGGACGAACCGCTGGCGTGATGAAGGGTGGAACAAGACACTGCTGACCTACACGTTTGCGAATGGCAGCACGATTGAGTTCTTCAGCGCTGATCAGGAGGCGAAGCTACGCGGCGCAAGGCGGCAGGTGCTATACATCAACGAGGCCAACAACATCGACTTCGAGGCGTACCATCAGCTTGCCATCAGAACGAGCGAAGCCATCTACATCGACTTCAACCCGGTGTCGGAGTTTTGGGCGCACACGGAGGTCTTGGCAGAGCAGGACAGTGAATTGATCGTGCTGACGTACCGCGACAACGAGGCGCTGCCGGCTACGATCCGTGACGACATCGAAACGGCGCAGGTCAAGGCGGCGACATCAACGTACTGGGCGAACTGGTGGAAGGTCTACGGCTTGGGTGAGGTCGGATCATTACAGGGCGTGGTCTTCGACGACTGGCAGCAGGTCGACGGCATCGACTTTGCAGGCGATAAGCTTGTCGCTATCGGATTGGACTGGGGATACACGAATGACCCTACGGCGGTGGTAGCCGTCTACAAGCGAGGCAGCGCTATCCTCCTGCATGAACTGATCTACCAGAACGGACTGACCAACCAAGACATCGCTGAACACCTACGTAAGCTGGGCATCGGCAGGTCATGGCCTATCATCGCAGACAGTGCAGAGCCGAAGAGCATCGAAGAGGTGCATCGCCTCGGCTTCAACATACACCCGGCGACGAAGGGCGCCGATAGCATCCGCAACAGCATCGACATCCTGAAGCGCCAGCCGCTACTGGTCACGCGCGAATCTACGAACTTGATCAAGGAGTTGAGGAACTACACGTGGGACACGGACAGGACTGGCGCATCCCTTGGAGTGCCGATTGACAGGTACAACCACGCCATTGACGCGGTGCGTTACGTCGCGCTCAACAAGCTATCAGCCAACGCTGGAGGCAGGTATGTGATCATGTAGTAAATTTGTAGTATGATACATCCAACCGCAATAATTGAAGATGGCGTTGAACTTGGTGAAAACGTCAAAGTATGGGCATTCGCTCACATCCGCACAGGTGCTAAAATCGGTGACAACTGCGTCATCGGCGAAGGCGCGCACATTGACACTGGCGTTCAAATTGGCAACAACGTCAAAATCCAAAATCACGCGTTGATCTACCACGGATGCATCATTGGCAATGATGTATTCATCGGTCCAAACGTGGTAACGACCAACGACTACTACCCAAGCGTTTACGGCGATTGGAAAAACAACGGCAGGTTTCGATCTACCTACTTTTGCAAAGGATGCAGCGTCGGGGCAAACAGCACGATTGTCTGCGGAGTGCGCATCGGCGTTGACGCTTTGATCGGCGCCGGTAGTGTGGTGACGCGTGACATCCCCGACGGCTTTCTTGCGTATGGCAACCCAGCGCGACCTGTTAAACAGAAGACATGAACATACTAATCGCATCATTGTTCTTCCGCCAGTACACAGGGTCGGAACTTTACGTCTTGCAGGTTGCCAAGGGATTGAAGGCGATGGGGCATAAGGTCACGGTCACGTCACCATACATGGACTACCCGATGATTGCGGAGGCACAGATGGCGGGGGTGCTGATTAAACCATTTGCAGAGTTGACAGGGCGCGAAGCCTACAACGTCATTCACGTTCAGCACAAGCAGGTCACTGATTACTTGTGTGCGCTATTCCCACAAACGCCGAAGGTTGCGACGATACACAGCGTCTATTTCGATTTAGAGCGACCTGTGAAGCACGAAAGCATCAAGAGGTACATCAGCATAGCGC